CCATTAGATACGTTGTTAAGCATTATTATTTCCTCGTATAGTTTTAAATCTGGATATTTAGTTTCATATTTTGAGTTGTATGCTCTTGCTACTGAATGCGTTGGGCAAGGTGGACTACTCCAGATAAAATCAAATTCTTTGTAGTGATCTAATAGGTATTGGTGTGCATCTGCAACTATTACTTTATCATTTGGGAATCGTTCTTGGTATAGTTTAGCTAGTTCCTCATCCCATTCAATAGCAGTTACTTCTATATCTTCTTTTACTTCGTTCCACTTGTATCTATTTCCACCTAGACAAGCATATAGGTTTAGTATCTTCACGACAAGAAAGGGTTTTTAACGGGATTTCTTAATTTAGGTGCTGATGTTTCTACTACTTGTTTTTGTTTCTTTCTACTCTTTACAAGCAACAAGAACGGTTTTATTTTTGTTTCTATTAGTTCCTTTATTAGTTCGGTGTTTAAGTCTTTTAAATCGCCTAGTATTGCTTCTAGTTGCGTTTTAGTTTCCTTATCTACCATAAGTACCTTTTCTTTTATTTCTATTACCTCTAGCTTTCTAGCTGATAAATCGTATTCATCTATTATCTCGTTACACTTTATTGCATCGTGATTGTAGATTCTATCTATTGAATGTATATGATAATGTACGTTATCGTGTTGCAGTTGTAGGCTATCTCCTATTTCTTGTAAACCGTACCCTAACTCTCTTGCTAAGTAACAACATACTTTCTTAGGATATACTATATGCCTTTTTCTACTTTTGGTTATTAGTTTCGTTCTGTACTTCTTCCCTACTACTTCTACTAATTGTTTTAGTTCCATATTATAATATTCCAGTTAAACAATAATTATCAAGGTCTGCACCAAACACGAAGAACTTTTCGTATAAGTCTAATGCCTTTTCTACCTTTTCTTCTCCTTTGTAATAAAACTCTTCCGAGCATTCAAATATACCAATATCTAAACTTCCTTTATCTAATGCTATAAATTTAAATTGATCATAGGTTTTATTAAACAACCTACAATACAAATAACATTGTACGTCATATCCATATCGTTGAGAACTATAATAAAAGTTATCTATGCCACCACTTGTGGTTTTTAAATCTACTATCCTATCGTGAGCAATTACATCTGCCTTACCTCTAAATGGATATTTATTATCTAAGTATTCTATCTCGCCTATTGCTGGTACTTCAAACTCGCAATCTGTTATTAATTGTAATGCGTGTTCGTTCCTCAAGAATGCATCTGCTAATCGTTCTGCATCGTTCTTTTCTTTCATTGTAAATACCCTACCAAACTCTTCTTTAGCTTCTCTAAACTTCTTGGTGTTCTTTGATTGAACATCTATAAACCTTTGTGCAGTAAATACATCTGGCTCAAGTATCGCAGTATGAAATAACCAGCCATCTCTTAAAGGTTGTGAATCTGGACTACCATACTTCAATGAGTAGGAATATGTTTTAGGACTTGATAATAGTTGTTTAAGGCTACTACTGCTTAAAGCTAATTTGTTTAGTTCTCCGTAGTAGAAGTTATCATCATCCATCTTTTTTAGTAGTTCCTCTTTATCGTATGTGTTACCATCTAGTAATCTAATCATCTTTAAATGTTTTATAAATTAAATAAAATGCTATTGCTAATACTATATATTCCATAGCATCAATAAATTAAATATGTTTAAGCCTATAACTATACAAGCTAATATCAATACTGAATAAACTACTACTCTCATACTATATTCTTTGCTTTTCATAATCCTAGTTTTATTTTTAATTCTAATTGCTCTATTTGTAATTCTAATTTCTCTACTCGTGCATCTGATTTTCTGGCACGTTCTATGGCTCTATTCTTTTCTAATCGCATCTTGCTTAGTAGCTTCTTATTGATATCACATTCAATTTGTAAATTGTTGTTGTGAGTTCCTATTTGCTTCATAGCTTTAACGCAATTCTTTAGATCGTTATTAGCTGGTTTGTTATCGTACCATTCTAATATCTTTTGCCCTAACCAATCAAAGTATAATTGATAGGATTTCCTTTGTAGTACATTCATAAGTTAAACGAAGTATTTAAGTTTAACTAATTGCCACCACGTTAGGTGTTCGTACTCTTTTTCTGTGAAGATATGCACCCTACCGTTTATAGTTATAGCGTGTAATCCAGTTGCTAAAATCTTATGTTGTTTATTCATTATCGTAATTATAACAAGTTCTACTACAATATCCGTTATATGATGCATCTGGTACACCACAACACTTACACTCTTCGTTTATATCGCTTTCGCCTATTGAATCTATTTGCTCGTAATAACTCATTATATCATAGCCATTAATTCATCATATATTTTCATTCGTTCCTCGTGAACGTGCTTTTGGATTTCGTATTCCAATTCTTTTAGTTTATTCTGCAAATATACATTTGGAGAAGCATTAGCATAGTCTTGTAATTGTTTTAGTGTTTGCATAATCTTTATTTTAAATTATCAGCTTCATTGCTAATAATAATCAAATATAATAAATTAATATTAATAAACAAATAATAAACATTAATTGTCGTTTATAATCCTAGCATCTTCTTCTTTTAAAAGGTAGCAAGGTTTCTTTAAACGCTTCTTAGTCCATAGGGTAGTATCTGGGCAATACATTTCTTTTATCTCTAAATCGGTTAATTCATTTAACCAGAACAGATAATTGCCTTTAGGATCATTCACGAAGTATAATGCTACCTTACCAGTATCTATAAGTTTATCGTACTTATACTTTTCTAGCATCTTGGTTTCATAATACGTTTTGCGAAACTTCATTTCTATTACGCATTCGTGTCCTTTAGGTGTTATACCCTCTGCATCCCAACTTTCGTAATTTTCTCCAGTATGTGTTAACTCCCAGCCATCATTGTTCAGTAGTGTTATCACTGCTTTCTCCCATTTGTGTATTTTCTTTATCATTGTTAAGTAGGTAATAAATTTGTATGGCTAGTTGCTCTATCACTTTTTCTTGTTGGGATAATCTTCGTTCTAGTTTGCTTATTCTGTGATTTAGGGTATATTTTTTTTGTTTCATATCTTATCTAGTTCTGCTACTCTTTTACGATATACCGAGCCATTACAAGTGCAAGGCTCATTGTATTTATGTTTGTAATACTTAGCGTGTAGAACGTTTATTAGTTTAACGTACTTCTTAACTAACTTAGGTTTGTTAGCTATCTTAGTAAAAGGATATGCGTTCTCTTTAAACTCTTGCCAGTCTTTTAAATCTTGTTCTTCCATTACCAAAGGTCTATTTTATTCATATCTTTTCTTCTCTTATCGCAACCACAATCTTTACCTAGTAGTTTGCTTACTTTCTTAACCAGCCAATGTATGCCAGTATAATAAGTGATGTAGTATATTAGATCTCCTAGCTTCATTTCTTAGTCTTTATTTTTATAACCTCGTAATCATTTTCTTTTAGTAGTTTAATTGCTTTTTTAATCTTTGCTTGTTGTTCTCTGTAATGATTGAAAATTTCGTTTTCAAATGCGTTTAGTTTCATAATTTGTTTTTTAAGTGTTTAATTGTTTTTGTAAATGTGTTGTATAAAGAGTAATATCCTATATCGGTTTCCCTTGATAGTTCTGCTATCTTCTTACCATCCATTATTATTTCAAATACTTTTCTATCGTACCAGTACAACTTTTCTAACTCTACATCTAGGTTTTTCATAAGTTGTAATACATCGTACTTTTCTTCTTGTGATTGTTCTAACTCCTTTTGTGGTGTACCTATCTCTTCTATGTACTGCATATTAATTTTACTCTTCTGCTTCATATAATTAAGGTACGTTCCTCTTAATTGCTTGTAAACATAGAAGTAATTAACCTCATTGCCATAAGTTGCATCTAATCCATTATCTAGTAAACGGTCTAGCTTTATATAAACCTCTTGTACTATATCTTCAGATACTGCTGGATTGCAACCAAACGAATTAACAATAGATATCCATTGCTGATGTTTTTTGTAGGCTAAGTTTAGGAATTCTAATTTGGTCATAATCCACAATATCCACTATCACATTCATTAAAGTCATCATCAAACAATTCAGTTTGTTTAAAGCTATTTTTAATGTCTTTGTATTTCATACCCATTTTTAAAGTTCGCTTACCATAAGCATTTTTTTCTGAGTTTATAAACCATTGAAATTTATTAGGGTGCTTTTCACTCATATACTTTAATAATATTGGCGATCTATGAAAACAACCTACACAATTATTCATATATGCAAATCTTACATTTTTATCTTTCCAATATTTTTCAACCTTATCTTTATAGATATTATCAGTTATTAAGGGAAATTTAGGTTTTTGCCATTCAATATTTGCCCATTTATTTTGATTTGTTTTACCGCCTCGTTTACCTACTATTGCTTTCATTTCTAAATTACCATTTTTATTTGTTTTTTCTAGCATAGTTTTTGCTCTTGATTGTTCATTAGCCCTAAAGCCAATTCTCATTTCAACTACTTCATTTATATTTTTTCTCCACCAATCAAATATAGGTTGTAGTTTCATTTCGGTAGTACAAAATCTTTGTGTTACGTTTGGCAAATATCTTTTATTATTTCTTACTGTAATTTCATCAAACGTCTTTCCAGTTACCCAATCAATCTTTGATCCTATAAATTGTTCTAAGTCTAACATTGTGTAAATAATCATATCCTCTTCTAAAGTACCAATAAACTCTGTGCCTAACCTATCAGAAACCTCTTGTCTTATTTTAGCATCTGGAAACATACAATTTTTATCACTTGTTCTAACTAAAGAAAATACATTGTAATCTGCTGGATAATTAGCTGCTATATAACTAGATGTTTTACCACCACTTAAACTATTTACTTTTTTCAAAACGGTACTTCTTGTTGTGTTACTTTACTTGGTTTAATTAGGTTAATGCCATCTATCTCAAACCCTACATTGTTTAATACGCTTTTTAGTCTTATAGGGTTATCTAAGTTTGTAGGTCTTGCGCCAGTATCTGTATCTTTTATTTTTCGTGTATGCAACATACTATACATCCAATCGCTTTCGTGTTGCGTGTATCTATGTATGCAATAGAAATTATCTGCACGGTTTCCGAACTTACCACCACCCTCTACATCGCTCATCATTGGTGGTTGTGGATGCCCAGCAAATTGGTGGCTATCTTTATGCCTACGCCTTAACGCTTCAGTTACACAATGCATATTTAACCATATACTTACCTCGTTTTCTTTGCAGAATATTCTTAATTCACTCGCAGCTTGATAATGGTACTCGTGTGAACTTATACCTTTTAGTACGTTTCTATCCATCTTTAATGAGTTGTAAGGATCTATCATAAAGCCCTCGTACTTCCACGCATCTTTAACGTGCTTGGCTAAAGTTAATAATTCTCTATAAGTGTAAAGGTCATTACTATAAATAAATTTAAAATAGTTGTTTATGTATGCACCTTGTTCTCGCATAGTAACTTCGTCTAATTGGTTTATTGGCATACCTAGTTTAAATTCTATTAGCTTTCTTATTAATCCGTATGGCTCGTTTTCACTTGAATATACTAACCACTTAGTATTGTGTTTTAAGGTCTGCAATAACATCAAGTAAAGTACCGTTGTAGTCTTACCTACGTTTGCGTGTCCTATAAAAATATCAAAAGAACTTTTTTTGAAACGGAAGTGTTCATCTAGTGTTATATGATTTAATTTTTGTGCTTCCTTTACTTCTCCAGTTCTTACTTTGTTTAGTTTGCTTAGTTCTTTGTTAAAGTCTATAATCATTTTTTTGTTTAAATATATAAATTTATTTTTAACATAATATAAAATTGATTGCTTTGCAACCACGCACAAGCTAATTTTATACGGTCGTTGTATGCAATTAAAAAAGACATACAACAATAAATATAAGTAATGCGGAGTATAGTCTTTCTTTATTCCAATGGTTACTTCGTCAAGATGGGTGGCTTACTATACGCATCATACCAACAAGTTACCGCACTACTCATATTCTTTGCCGTTAGCATTAATGTTTTTGCCAACA